CCTCTATGCGCTTGAGTATAGGGTCGAGCGTCATGGAGAGGAACGCCACATTCGCCGACTCCGCCGACTTGTAGTTGGTCGACGTGTCGTCGAACACGAACGAGGGATGAACGCCGAAGAATCGGCACACCTCACGTACGGTGAACTTGCGGCTCTCTAAGAACTGCATGTCGGTGGAGCTCAAAGATATTTGCTTAAAGTCCACCTGACCCGGCAGACTCACTATGCGGTCACCTCCCCGGAAGCGGTCGTCAATGTCCTCGGCTGTCTTCTCAAGCTCCGCGTCCTGATACTCACCGAAGCCCACGGCGCTCTTGTCGTTGCTGACGATACCACGCACGTTACCGCCGTTGGCGAAGCGGTTAGCGGTCTCCTCGTCTCCGGCTGTAGCGATGGTCAGCGTACGGCGCGCGTGGCTTATCACGCTCTCGCCATGTCTGCCATCCGCCGAATGTATGTACAGATGGATAATCTCCGACTCATCGAACACTCCGCACACTCCGTTGTATGCGTCGTTGATGGTGTACTTGCTGTTGATCACGTCGTGAGATACCGTGTGTCTGTGGCAAAGCACCAGGTCGGTGACCTCGCCAAGCACACGGCGCGGATATATGTAGGCATTGCCGTCTATAAGTATCTGCTTGATTGCCTCAGACCAGAAGTCGAATACCGACATCTCAGGCTGCGGCTGAACAGACAGCAGATAGTGGAACTCGCTTCCCTCGTCCTCGACGTAGCGTCCCTCCTTGCGCTTCAGGTACTGAAGCTGAAGACCCGCCACGCTGTCACTGAGCAGCTGCACGCAGCGGAACACCGCCGCTATCGCCAGCGCCTGATTGTTAGAGGGCGCAAAAGCGTACACACCCGCGCCCGAGTATGTACGTCTTCTCGTTGAAGCAGCGCCATCGCCAGCGCTGCGTCTGAACAACCTTAAAAAACTGTTTATAAGTCCTGACATGTCTATCAATGTTTCCTACAAATTTACACACGTCGATTTATCCCCACAATAGGGCCGAATAGGGGAAATTATGGTGACTTTTGGTGACTTTTGGTGACTTTGGGGAATTTCTGCACGTTTTGCCACATTTTTGAGGCATTTTTGCAGCCGAAAATTAACTTTATTTCGCTATTCGCCCGAAAATACCCGATTATTTAACGGATGTTCACTAAAAACACGGTATAAGTAAGTATAAGTAATGCGGCATTTTAGGCAACTTTCCAACACTTTTTGCAATTTAGCGCTCATAGCTGTAAAGTTGCCCGATAGTCATCAGCAGCGTGATGGCTCCGTCGATCTTGCGGAACTGCGACGCTTTCAGCGGCTTCTTGTTCTCCAGCGAGTCCTCATCTATCACGCAGTTGGTCAGACAGTAGATGTTGATGGGGTTCTCGTTGATGGAAATCTTCGGCGGGTTCTCGTACGCCAGCATCTCAAGACTCTCCACCGGAAGATTGAAGCTGCCGTAGGTCTGGGAGTAGGGGAGCAGCACCGCCCTCGCTCCGGCGGTCGCCAGTATGTTCACCAGCTCCTGACTCTTATAGGCATCGTAGCCTATGCGTATTATCTTCAGCCGCTTCGAGCGCCTTATGATGTCGTCCGCTATGCGCCTCACGTCTATCTTGTCGCCCTGACAGTAGGTAAGCCAACCGGCATCGTGCCACGTGCGGTAGAGCTGCTCGTTCGGGTGTCCCTTCAGAGAGCCCTCCGGGAAGTAGTAGTCGGTATGCGAGTAGAAGCGCTTAGTCTCACGGCTGTAGAGGGTGTAGGTCACGGCGCTGAAATCATCATGCACTGAGAGGTCGAACGCCACGGCGCACTCCGGGCAGCCCTCCACCGTGTCGATATTGAAGCCGCTGCAGAGCTCCTTCGCCTTCTCATAAGTGAACCATGTCTTAGCCTCGTTGATGGCGAAGCGGTTGAGCAGCTTAGTCCGGAAGGCAAGCTTGTTCTCGGCGGACATCTGCGCGTTGTTCCACTCCTGCTCGTAGAAGTCCGGCTGCACGGTGATGCCTAAATGTGGCTGCACCTTCGCCCATGTCACGGGGTCGCCCTCCTCGTCGTCAACGTCCGGCATGAAGAGGTCGGCAAACATCGTGTCGTTCTTCATCTCGCCCATCAGCACCTTCTTCGCTCCCTCCAGCTCGTTGTAGCACGGACCGTCCACCACGTCACTCGCCGTCGTGATGACCATCGTCAACGGCTCACGTCTCGGACCCATCGACGTAGTGAGCACGTTCTTCAGGTCGGCTCCATTCTTGTTGGCGGTGTTGCGTGCCTGCGCATACTCGTCGAGGATAGCCAGCGAGGCGAAGAGCCCGTCTTTCGTCTTTGCGTTGGCGGTCAGGCACTGCACCAAGCTGTCGCGCCCCTTGTCCTTGAAGGTCACCGCCTCACGGTTTATGCGGAAGTGCTTCTGAGTAGGGTCGAGGTCGAACATGATGGCACGCACCTCGTTGAAGCACTTCTTCGCCTGGTCGTAGGAGTTAGCGCCCACGTACGCCTCGGCGTTGTTGTCGCCGAAGAGCATGTCGTCCACCGCCATGAAGGCGGCGAAGGTAGTCTTACTGAACTTTCTCGGCACGAAGATGTAGCACGTACGGATGAGCCGCCGCCCGTCCGGACGCATGAAGCCGAAGATGTGGGCAATCTGGAATACCTGTACGGGCGTAAGCTTATAGCGCGTGCGTCCGGTCGTGCCGCTGAACTTCAGCGACTCGTAGAGCTTTATCTTACGTTTCACCCTCTTGGCGTTCCATCCCCACCGCTCAAGCAGCTCGAAGAATCTGCGTATCTTCAGCAGCTCGAAAAGGTTGTGCCTCTCCGGACTCGCTATCACTGCCTCTATATAGCCACTTAGCCGGCTATCGGTGCTAAGCGCCTCCGAATACCGGCTCTTGTAGGTGTCGATGTTAAGCTGCAGCTCCACCGTTACCTCCAGCTTTAAATTCCTGAATCTCTCCTTTTCCTCCTCCGTCATGTCTAATTATGCCTTTATTTGCCCAATTTCGGGCTCTTCTCCGTAATCCGATTAACTACCCGTTTCTTACGCAAAAACGGCTAAAAAGCTCAAAAAATCGCCCTTTCTGTTCATTTTTCACGCTTTTTGTACACATTCCCCCTGAAATTGTCCAAAAAATAGCACTTTCGGATACCTATTCTTGGACTTTACCATTATCCCTCATCGCTGCCGAACTCCTTCAGGAAGTCTCCGAATGAGTCGTTATCACTCTTCCGCTCCCTCGAGTCGGTGTTCATGCCCAGTGCCTTCAGCGCCCTTTGGCTCTGCTGAACGAAGTCGAGGTAGAGCTTCTCCTTCGGGCTGACCGTTCTCCGCTCGTTGCCCTCTCGGGATATCTCCACACTCTCCGCCTCATGCTCGTCGGATAGAATCTCCTCCGACAGTATCTCCGTTCTCACGAGCAGCTGCGCCGTAATCTGCGCCTGCATCGACAGCTCGGCGGTATATTTGCCCTGCTCCTTAAGCAGCTTCACCAGATAGGCCTTCTTGCTCTTCACCCTCTTCGCCACCATCTGCTTGCCGCTTGCCTCCTCCTCGGGCGTAGGCAAGACAAGGGTCGGCTGCTGCGGCTCGGCGTTTATCTCCACCATCGGCTGCTGCTTCTCGTTCCATCCGTGTCTCTTGCCCCGTGTCTTCAGGTAGAATATCGTCGCCGTCGTGTCGCCCTGATTGATAAGTTTCATCAGCTTGCTCTCCACGAAGTCTATCTGCGCCTCCGCCACCTCGTCCACCGCCTCGCTGAACTCCGGGTCTTCGTCCCTCCAGCGATAGAAGGTGCTGCGGCTTATGCCGGTCGCCTCGCACGCCTGACAGACTATGCCGCCGAACTCCTTCAGCTTCTCTATGAACTTCTCCTTCAAATGCTCTTTCATATCTGCGCTATGTCGTATATCGTCTCGTTACTTCTCGAATGAATTGATGCCGTCAAAGTACTCCCTGTAAAACTCGAAGAGCCCTCTGTCCACGGTGATGCTGCCCTGCTCCGTTCTCGGGTTGGTGTTGATATTTGCGCTCGTCTGGATGCCGAAGTAGAAGTCCTCCGCCTCGTTGTAGCCTGCATATATCTTGCTGTGGTTCTTGAATACCGCCGCGCGTCCGGCTTCCGGATGCTCGGCGTAGAATCTCTTCACCATCTCCCACTCGACACGATAGCTGCCGGGGAATATCTCACCAAGATACATATCCAGTCGCCTGATCATACCGCCCTCATACCACTGTTGCAGCTGAAGGATGTCCTCGGCTGCCATACACCAGGTAGAGCACAGCACGAAGTCGAGGCGGCACTGGTTGAGCACCACCTTCAGGTAGCTCAGCGAGTCAACGTCGCCCGCCGTGATGAAGTTGTATGTCACGCCCCTCTCCAGCCGCTTGTACTTCATCGCCTCGAGCATCTTCACCTCGCTGAACGCACGCCTGTACTCGTAGCGCTGCGACAGCTCCGTGCATGCCGTCGTACGTCGATGCGCCCTTTTGGCTGCCACACCATCAACGCCGCCATCGTCATCTTCAGCCACCGTCACGGCCTCCGGCTTCTTCTCGTTGAAGCCTCCGAATCCGAAACCGCCGAAGTCGGCGCCGAAGTTAAATCCACTGTTTCCCATTGTCTTACTTTTTATTAGTGTCCCAAATGTACTAAAATCAGCCGGGGCTCCGCTTCCGGTACGAAGCCCCCACAGCCGAAAAATCAATCCTCGCATGGAAAAAGGTTCGGGCGGGGTTTGACGGCCTCACCCCCCTTCCAAAAAAAGGGACCCCCCTCCCATGGCTTGCAAAATGTTAAAAAAGTCTGGATTTTCTGTTAAAATCGTCAGATTTCCAACACTTTACGTTAAAAACTTAGCCTTGAAGCCCTCTCGTTGCCTCTCAGCCCTCCTCCGGGCGTACGCCTTGCCGCTCCGCCCCATCTCCTTGTGCATCTCCACGTGGCAGTCGTGACACAGCGCCATCAGGTTGTGGCTGTCAAACATCAGCGACTCCTTCTCCCTCTCCGTCTGCGCGTCCTCCACGGGTATCACGTGGTGCACCTCCACGGCTGCCTCTATCACTCCCTGCTCCTTGCACCTCTCACATAGAGGGTCACGGCTCAGCTTAGCTCTTCGCAGCTTCACCCATCGCTCCGTATGGATGAGCCTTATGTATGTCTTATCCTTAGCCATATTTCTCCATCAGGTATTTCAGCGAGTCGAGAAGACCCTGCTGCACTCCCTTCTTCTCCTCGAGCGATGCCGCCGCCTTCTCGTCCACCGTTCCCTTCGCCACCAGCTTGTACACCGTCACGGGGTGGCGTTGTCCTTGCCGGTGGAGTCGGGCGTTCGCCTGTTGGAAGTATTCCAAGTTCCAGCCCGTGCCGAACCACACGATGTAGTGTCCGCCCTGCTGCATGTTCAGCCCGTAAGCGGTGGCGGCGGGGTGGGCGAGCAGCACGTCAATCTCTCCGGCGTTCCAGTCTATCAGGTCCTTCTCGCCCGTGTACTCTCTCACCTTGTAGCCCTTGAGCTTCGCCGTGATTCTCGGGATGTCGTGCTTGTATTGGTAGAACACCAGCACGCTCTCGCCGTTCGCCGCCTCCACAATCTCCGCCAGCTTGTCCAGCTTCTCGCTGTGTATCTCGTGCACGTTGCGGTCGTCGTCGTAGATCGCCCCGTTGGCGAACTGGCTCAGCTTGTTCATCAGTCCGGCGGCGGAGTTCGCCAGCACGTTGTCCGGCTCATCGGCGTGGCGGTCACGGAACTCCAGCACCTTCTCCTTCTCGAACTTCGTGTAGGATGCCATCAGCGACTCCGACAGCTCCACGGTCACGGTATGCACCATGAGGTCGGGCAGCTGAAGGTAGTCCTTGGCTTGCATCGACAG